CTGAAAAATTTCTAATGAAATCATTCACTATAAATTTTTCAGATAATGCAATTTCCATATTATCTAATTTATGTTCATACATTGTTTTTTTATCCCCATAAACCGAATAACCCGATGTTCTGTCTCTGAATTTTAAAGGGATTCCTCTATAATCCACTTGTATTGTATCAATATTATTTTCTATACAATAACATCTCTCAGCCAAATTGAGAGATGTTGGCTCTATAAAATTAGTATGTTTGAATAAACTACACGTTAAATCGATTTCTATTATTGCTTTTGTTAGAGATATGACTGAATTTTTCTTAGATGTCAATTCTCCGTACAATTTAACACATTCATCTTTTGATAAAAGTGTAAAATTATCATGTTCTATAATCAAATTTTTTAATTTGCTTATTGTTTTTTCTACTATAAGCAATGTTATTAACATAAGCCTTTTTAGATAATGAAAATTTTAATTTTTTATTGGTTAATGGACAATAAAAGACCTCATTCACATCATTTAATATGCAATAATATCTTTCACTATTAGATGGCGCATAATCGTTCAAAAATGCTGTTTTTTCTTCGATCAATTTCGACAATCCGGAGAATTTTAGTTTCATGCCATTGAAATTACCCTTCTCGTCTTGATATTTCATCAATTCTTGTTTTAGGTCCATACTTTGTTTAAGGTTGCTTCTAAATGATATTTACCACATGTTAATAGAAAATCGAGGATTATATTTTCCATCCTCGATTTTATCTATTAAATCAACTCATTAAAGTTTGCATCGGTACGGGAAGCCACGAACTCCACGATTATAAATTCTGCTGTTCTGGTTGGTTTTATGAAAATAGACGCTTTCATTTCGTTATTGTCAATAACTTCCGGAGTATTATTCCTTTCATCGCAGACAATCAAGTAATCATATACTCCACCGTTTTGTTTGGCGTATTCGAATATGGGTGTTAATGTATTAACAAATCTAGTTCTTGTGAAGTCGTTGTTCGGTTCAAAAACATAAAATATTGATGCCTTTTTGGTAGGTCTTTCAAGAGCCAAAAATAACCTTCTCACATTCACCCTATCAAAAGCACTGGGTTTCTTACTGAGAGTCTTTTGACCGAATATGGCCATTCCTTGTGATGGACTGAATAAGACCGGGTTGATATTGCTCTTATACAATTCGTCTCTTTGTTTTTGGTTTGGTGTGATCGCGATGTTTATCACATTTCCACTAACCAATCCTCTAGTATATCCCGCTGGAGCAGACCATGGGAATTCGGCAGCATCGTTTCTTGCGTATGTGGCACCAGCAACAGAAGAGAATGGAACCCAAATCTTATCACCCAAGAATTCATCATACACTTGTGCCCAGTTTCCGTAAACAGCGGCATATGATGTATTTTCCAATTCGAATTGATGTCTGATTGGCCAATAGATATCAGTTTGAAAATTCTTAGTTCTATCAGAAAGAACCTTTGTATTTTTACCCTGAACCATAATCTGGCGAATCGGATCAGCGATAAAGATACAATCTCCTCGACCACCTGTATTTGAAGGTAGATTACAGAAGTTTTCAAACACATTGAAAATCGTGCTGTAATCGGCCCTTAGATTTTCCCCATCAGATCCAAGAGCATTTGATGTTCTTAGGGCACTAATAGCATTATATGTTACCGAATCATCGTAATATGATAGATTCTGTGATTTGGTCATTGTGTAAATGGTTCCAAGACCAGCTTCAACAACCACATCAATATCATAAATCTCATCATTCTTTACAGCTTCCAAAGCTCGTTCGATTTTACTTGGAATAGACCCCAAAACCTTTGATGTTACTTTTGCATCAGAATATGCCCCAACAGGATACAAGTTATCCGCATATCCTAGATTGGATACCAATGTTGAGAATGCTCCTGATGCAATGCCGGATACAGTAGAAGACACACCCGCAAGATTTCTTGTGAGAACACGAATTTTTTTCTTAGGAAGACCAGACGCATCAATCGCAGTAGAACCATATACATTCGCCAAGTACGGATTAACTAAAATTTCAATATTTCTGTCATTAGTATCCATGCTTTCCAAGAAGAAAGAAGTCTGGGGACCACCTGTTGGATTGACTCTCTTTCTATAAGAATCTATAGATCCGGTGATTTTGCCATCGAGAACATAATCAATCTTATAAGCTTCTGTCGCATATAAGCTTTTTCTAAGTTTAAATACGCCCACATTCAAGAGATCATCATCATCTCTTCCATCGATGTTATAATCTGTCAACCCTTCAAGAATCTGAGAAATGCTATTCTGAATCCCGCCAATATTCGCTGAAGATAGAGAGAAATCTAGTGTTCCGTTTGGAATAGTGGTATAATCGTATGAACCTATTCCAGTAAATTTGGATGAAAGACTGATAGTTTTGGCTCCGACAATCGCATTGAAATCGGACGCTGGGTTTATATTCGCATTATCAGCAATACCAACATAATAACCTTCAAATTGACTATTGATGGTGGTTTGCGCTTTGTTCAAAATAATTATCCCAGCTTTGCCCAATGCAGATGTTGACGATAGAGCATTGTGTGTTGAGCCTGTGGATGACCAGTTAAAAAGTGAACCATTTTGAGCTTGGTTGTATTCATCTTCGCTCAGAGTCACATGAACAGGATTGCCTAAGACATACGTTCCAGACAATTGATCTAAGTTTGTATCCACCGCAGAAAGAATTCCCCCAGCATCAGCTTTAACGAAATTTACTGGGTAAGCCAAGGCTGAGTATTCAGACCCAAAACCCGAACCCGAACCCTCCCCATATGGTAGTCTAAAGGTGTATATATTAGCTGGGGAATTTAAAAGTTCCCTAATGCCGTGATAAAAATAACGCTCGGCTGAGTTTGTTGGCTGTCCATATATGGATAAAAGTTCATCTCTAGTTGTTATTTTTAAAATTTCGTCAGTTACACCTTGAGAACTATAACCACATATGAAGACATTGGTGCCAACATTTGGTGGGGCTATTAAACTTAAGTCTCTCTCGCGGATTTCCACACCCGCGCTTTGGATTGTACGTGTTGCCATATCACTATTTAGTGATTTTGATGGATAAATTTATACTCACCCGTTTTTTATCAACTCTATATGTAATTGACTAAACAAAAAATCAAATCCGCTAACCAATTCAACCCCATTATCTGATTGTTGGTTATATTTTATCCCTTTTAAGGTTGTTGGAAATGCCTTAGTGTATGTAAATTTTATCTTTTTCTTTCCGTATTCATCCAAACCATATAAGACAATATTTGTTTGGTAATCATTGAAATTTCCATCCACGGGTATATTATTTTGATTATAAATACCACTTTTCTGATCATGCAACAGATTCAACCAAGAATAAATTGTCCAATAATTATTATATTCAGAATCTATAACAAAATCCACACTTATTGGTGGAAAGGAGTCTTTACTGAAGGATGATTGATAAAGCGTGGAACCCGAAAATCTGGTTTCGACCCCCTTCACAGTGACATCCGGGACAACAGATCCGTAAACAGAAAATTGGACAGAATCGGGGTTGATATGGGTATCATCTCTTTGATATGTCGATATCAAAGGTTTCAAAATTGGTGGAATATCAAACACAAGGAGAAATTTATCCTCCCTTGCCTTATTCAAATATGAAACTTTCACCAACTTATCACTCATCGGTAATATTTATGTCACCAATTCATTATTCTCTCCATAGCATCGTATCTATCCTGAGTGAACGATCTGGATGGGTCTATATATGGCATTTCACCATTTAACAATTGCCAGCCTTCATCCATAAGTGCCGAAATATCACCTTTCATCCCTGAGAATTGGTCATATACACCGAACGCCATTGGTGATAAATTTGAATTTTCTATTTTATCAACCGATTCATTTGTATAAATTGATGTGGGATTCTCGAACAATTTTATACCGAAATCGTATGGTGATATTTTCAAAGGCTTACCATAATCGTCCTCTTCCTCAATTTCAAAATACATTTGGGTAATTTCTTTATGTAAAATCATTAAAGCCCATATAAATGCCATAACCCTATCATCATGTTCTCCACCCTTAGCCTTCCATGTTCCATTTGGATATCTTATAAATGTTTTAAACTCGTTGAGTGTATTAATACTTCTAAATGTGACATTCCTGATTTCATTTATGAAATATCTCTGATTCAAAACCGCTGTGTGTTTGGTGTTTGTGTGTGATATTATGCCAAACAGTTGATTTTTATGTGCCTGTTTGGCACCCCAAGAGACGACCTTTTCATAAGCGAAGTCTATAGCTAACCTATCACAAACTTGACCACCTTGGTTATTTCGCTCAATTAAAACCAGAGGACTTCCCCAATTTAATAAAATATCATGCAATTTATTCGAAAATTCCGCTGGTGCTATTGAATTATTATGATATTCCGCAACTTGTCGTATGTCTTTTAAATCGGTCATATCCAATATTTGAATTGTCGAAGCATCCCCTCCAACACCTTCGGATACATCCACCCCAGCAACATAAAATCTGGAGTTGTCGGGATCTTCCCAAATTTTATAATGCCCATCGTCAAATATATGTTTGGGTTCGGTGCAATTTTTCTTCAATTCATCAAATAATTCAACATCTATAGCTGATGTCCCATCATCCATGAAATAACATTCGTATTCCACTTTAAAGGATTCATATGACCCGAGTTTAGCTATTTCTTTTTTCTTCCACTCTTCATCCCTCCCCGGTATTTCAGTCCACATGACCTCCTCGGCGTGGAAACCGTTCCAATCATCCGTTCCTTTTTTTGTTGCGGCATCATAATATTTGAAAAACACATTATTTTTACCCTTCGGAGTAGATGTTATGAGAATTCGAGATGTTTTTGCTCTTGAAATTGTTGGAATTACGGATTTCATGAAATCCTCTACTATACTTTCAGGTTCAATGAAAGCCAATTCGTCCAAAAGCAATAACTGAATGGCTTGTCCACGGGCAGCAGATCCAGTTGTGGTGGAAATACCTATCACACTACCATTAGCAAATTCGGAACTTTCTTGACCCCATGATATGACAGCAGGTTTTAACCATATAGGCAGTTCTTGATAAGCTAATTTAACCCTTTTAAAGATCATTTTAGCCGTGTCTTCCTTATTGGCAACTATAACAGTGTTTTTATAATCATGAAAACATGTAAACCATAAGGCTAGTATGGTCAGACATGTAGTATTATGAGTAGGAATGAAACTTTTACCACATAAATATAAACTATCTGGACTATCGACAGTTATACAACGAACTGGAACCGATTCCACCTCTTTTATATTTTTAATATAATGCCATTGATTTCTTTTGTTTGATTCTGGATAGCTTACATTTGATATCTTTATCCTCGATTTTTTGAAAGTTAATTTACAAACTTCTTCTCGCGGATGAAATGCTACCTCCGCACATTCAGAACATTCTTTTCCATTGAGTGTTGGTATAAATTTTTTATAGGTTGTCTTATAACCTAGACTCTCAATTAATTCTTTAACTTGTTCAACGAGTTCTATATTACAATTGTAAAAATATGTATATCCTCTTTTATCAATATACCCATCAGAATCTATCAACCCCTTTAACAATTCCAGCCTTTGAGTTCTAGAAGATTGCATATATATTTCTGGAATGTGTTTATTACCAGTGAGGTTTAAAGTATTCAATTCTTTTGATAGAGAAGTTTCTTTTTTCTGACCGTGTTTCCCACTCAACATACCCAAATTAATATTATAAATGTTCCTATTTTTATAATATTGAACAGTTGGAGTATATTGCGGATATTCACTTAAATTTTTTAAAGTTTCCTCTATATCTCTAGTACCCACTGTTATTCTTGGTCCATCGACCGTTCCATCACCCAACCACATTCCCAAAACATAAGGAGGTATGAGTAATTCTTTTTCAGATTTATCAACTCCTTTTATACAAGACGGGATTCGATGGTTTGGTTCTCCAGATTTAGATAATAAAGTGTTGAACATATCAGTAGTTGTTTTAACAGATCCTTTAATTTTTTTATTTTTTCGCTCACTTTTATGTTGAGTGAACCAGTTATGATCTGCATCAGCTATTATTTTTTCACCATTATCAAATTCTACCTCATAACACTTTTTATTATATTGAATTGGATGGACCATTGTAACGGAGTAAATTTCACCGTCTTGTCCGTATATCTTATCACCTTCTTTCAACTCGCCCATAGTTTTCCATCCATCAGGAGTTGGTATAGGAGTGTCAAGTGCCAATGCTTTTCCGGACTGTCTTGAGCTTAACACTATATTGAATCGATTTTCCTCAAACGCTTTCAACAATCTCAATTGATATGGTAGTAATGGTATCAGAATTTTTCCCAAGTCTGGTTCCACTATATAAAAATAATTTTGTGCGAAATATGTAATTGAATTTTTACATTTTTCGATCTCAATAGCCATTTCTGGAGTATATTCAAACTTAGCATCTTGGGATGGTAAATTTGGATTTCCCAAATACATTTC